CGCCAGTCGGTGGACGCGGCCGAACCGCGAGCCCAGCAGGCCGTACAGGCGAATGGTGCGGAGCTGGTTATCCATTCGGGGCCTCCTTGTGACGCAGCACCACGCGCGTGATCTCCTGCCAGTAGCCGCCATACACTTCGCGGGTGGACAGCCGGCCGTACAGGTGATGGAGCATGGTTCCTTGCATGGGGAATAGGTCCGGTCGCTCGGACAGCGTGCCATCGCCCAAGTAGACCGCACCGTGGTTGGTCCGCTTCGCCAGATGGTTCATTAGGATCACGTCTCCGCGCCGGATGCTCTCGCCCGCGACGAGCGGCCGGAAGCCGGCGGCGGCGAAGTTGTCAAGGTAGACCTCTTCATCGCCCTCCCACCAACCATCCGCTCGGGGAAAGTCGGGAAGGTAGATCCCCATTTCCCGCGCGTGAAAATCGCGGATCACGCTGTAGCAGTCCAGCACGCCGTGGTGGAACGTGCGGCCCAAAAGCGGCGCTTGATAGCCGCTCGGAGAAAACGCCTCGATAGCCAGCGCCTGCGGCGCGTCCTGGCCAATGTCCTTGCGCACCTCCACGATGTACCAGGGCAAAGATCCGACACGCTCGGCCATCTCCTCGCAGGCCACGAGATCCGCCTCCGATGGCGCAGGCGTATTGTCAGGATGGGAATGCACGAAGGCCACCACTGCGCCCGCGTCCTCGGCCGCCGCCCAGTCCTCGGGCCGCGTCATGAACCCGGACTCCGGGGAATCGGCCACGTTCTGGCCGCGTACATAGATCTCGCGGCCCTCGAGATCGGACACCACGAAGCCCACGCATTCGGCGGGATACACCTCCTCGGCGTGGCGGCGCATTGCGGTAAAAGTCGATTTCTTCACGTTATCGCACCCGATCCGCGGCGGGGAAACCGCCAAAGTTGATGATCGCCGCTTCAGGCGCAACGCCTTGCTCAGCGCCAAAGCGGAGTTGGCAAGAGCGAACCAGGCCGGGACAGTTGTCCTGATCAGGGCTGGCCACCGGTCTGTCCTGCCCGTCGAAATAGGCGGACCCCGTGTACTGACAATACGGACCCCGATACCCGCCAATCCATTTCCACGGGCAGATGCTCGCAACGATCTGGCGCCCAGGGAGCTGGCGGCCGTCGAACGCGAGTCCGGTGGACAGCTCGAACTCCACCACCTCCGGGGATTCACTCAGCTTCTGCTCAATGAACCACACCTCCAGCGGCAGCTCCTGCGACGGGTCATAGTTGGGATTTCCATCCGGGAAATTAGCCGGGTCCAGATACTTGGCCAGCGTCTCGCGCACGGTCAGCACGCAGCCCACCAGATCGTCCATGGCGAGGCACAGCGACGCGATGACGCCGGCGACGGGCTCTCCATCCGGGCCGATGCCAATATTTCCCACGGAAAGGGTGGGTGACGGCTGGGACGCCTCGCCCGTGCGCTGGAAATCGCGCGCTTCAAGCGCCCAGGGCGTGTACTCCAGACCCTTCCAGAAGATCGGGCCGCTCTGGTTGTAATTGTGAAAGCGGAGGATTGGGCCGCCTTGGTTGCTGGTGTCCAATTCGAACAGGCGTACCGAATCGCCCGGCTCCAGCTTCTGGATGTCGGTAATGATGCCCATAGAGTTTTTCCTAAAAGCGCGCCCGAAAGTCAGGCGCGCAGGGTGGCTGCAAGCTTAAAAAGGGCAACCAAATCCGCAGCAGCCAGACCCAGCTCATCCGCTATGGCCAGGAGGACGGGACTGTCAATTTCAAACTGCTGGATCTCGTCCCAGGCAACCCGGTAGTAGTCAGGCGTTTCCGGGCGCGCCAGCAGCGCCTCCGTGGCATCAAACAGGGATACCCCGCCGTCCTCAATAGCCAGATCCCCATAGGCAGTTACGCGCATCGCCTCGCGGCCCTGCCAGCGGGAAACAACACTCGGGACAACCGCGGGCTCAGGCGCCTCTGCATTCGGGTCATGAGCCTGCACCGCAGCCTCAATGCGCGCGCGCTCCTCATCGGTTAAATCCGGACCGTACAAAATTGAACCCGAGTTGTTCCAGGAGAATTGCAACCCCGACAAGCCCGCCTCTTGAAGCTCATAAAAAAATGACGGTCCTAGCTTTTTCACATGCTCACCTTTACAGAAAGATCCTGGCGGAACGTGATAGGGCCAGCGGCCGAACTCGTTAGGCCATATGGCGCGAAGGTGAAAACCGAATCAGCGTTCGCTGTGTAGACGGTAGTAACTCCCGTAGCCATCTGCGAGCCCGTCGCTCCAAGCGAGTACCCGGCCCCACCACCTATGGCAGTTCCATTGACGGCGAGAACAAGATAGGCCCCCACATTCGGTGCACTGGTTGGGAAGGCCACCCCGTCCGCATCCAGGGCCGCCGTCTCTCCAGACCACATGAGCGCATTCACGCCAGTTGTGAGCTGCGCATAGGACGTGGAGGTGGTGTTTGACGGCGTGTTTGCCTCAAACAAGCCCACGGTGCGGCGATTGAACCAGGACGCAACGCGGCGATTTGCAGCCGTGAATGCAAACGCGCCGCCGGCGACGGTTGCCACCATTCCAACCAGAGTACGACTGGCGTCGCCGGAAAGAATCTCCACGCCATCCGTATGGGTGACGTGAGAAACACCGGCGCGCGCCTCCAGCGCAATTCCTCCCGACCCATCATCACGAGCGAACACCAGATAGACCGTGTTGGCCGCCAAGCCGGAATTGCTCAGCGTCACACCGGCGGCGGGGATGCGGTACTGCCGGCCGTTGATAAGCAGGCCGTTGCCGTTGTAGGGCATCAGGACGCAGGCGGTGGTGGATGAATAGATGAACCTGCATTGGCCGTGATCGTAACGGCCCATCTCAAACCACTGGCCCCAGGTGCCGCCGCCTGTACCGAACCGCGCGCGAACATAACGGCGCAAGACCCCGCCGGTGCCGTTGCGCGTGGTGTAGGTCTGCGTCACCTGGGCATTTCCGCCGGCGGCCGCCTCGACTTCCAGCGTGCCGGCAAGCTGCTGCGGCCAGTTAAGCGCCGCCGTAGCCTGGGCGTCCGAATTCACGTAGTACAGGCCCGGTAGCCAGAGGGTATTAGCGTCCGTGCCTGCCGCCACCACTGCGCTGTACGGATACTGCGCGATTGGGCTTCGTCCACTGGTGTCCAGCGTGCCCACGCCCTGCGACGCACCCAGTAGCGACGAGCGGACAACCTCCTCCCACGCAGACCAGTTTCCGCCCACCAAAGAGCGAAAATACTGGCGGTTTGAATTGCTGGCGATGTAAACCTGATTCGCACCAGTGGCCGCAGTGCCCCCCGGGTAGCCCGCCGAGTAGACCAGCAGGACGCCAGACTGACCAATAGGGAAATTGGTGCCGCCCTGCGCTACGCTGGAAGCCGTGACGACCCATATTCCGCGCTGCGTGTAGGTGTTTAGATCCTGGGTGACCTCCATTGACCCTACGTAGGGCAGCACGTTGCCAGAGGTGGCCACCTCCATCCAGGGCGACCACGTTGTATTGATTGCGAAGCGCCAATACTGGCGCGGGCCGCTGGTTGGCGCCACTGGTCCAGTGGAGGCCACGGTGTAACGCTGAACTGTCTGCCCAGCAACCCCCGTCCCTTCCACCTGCAACAGCCCGCCAATCTGAACCGGGTAATTAGCGCCAGAGGTGGCTCCCGCAGTTGAAGCTTGGCGATAGGCCCCGGGCAGCTGGTAAGTGTTCAGATCATGAGCGGTAGTAGGCAGCGTCTGGACCGCAGGAGCCTGCCCCGGGAGGAGCCTGCCGTCCGTCCCCAGGAGGGCGATGCCACCGGCCACGCCCAAGGCGTTGTTGATGGCGTCCACGTTGCCATTGAGCTTGATGAACGCATCCCGGAGCGCATCTCCGTTGCCGTCGTTTGGGGCATTGCCCACGTCTACTTTCACAAGCGGATCCACAATTCCCTCTACGGTTTGAATACTTGCTGGAAGGTGGCCGACACCCTGTAAACGTCCCCGCCGATGTGGGCGAGGTTGAAACTCGGGGCCTCATACAACCCTTCCACCCCAAGCGGCGGAGTCCAGAAAAACGACCGGACACCGGCATGCCTGCGCAAAAACGCCGCCACGGCTTGCATTTCCTGCTTGCCGCCTGCGAACGTGACCGGCCAGGACTGAACCTCAGTGTTGATGCCGTCGCCGACAACCTGGCGATATCCGTCTCCGAACTGTGCGGTC